TTGATACATAAACATTGTCAGAATTGTAATGGCAACAATGAACCATACATTCCAAGTCAAGATGAAAAGAACATAGACCAAACATCCTCCTCCCTCACCGCCCTGATTATAAAATGGCTGGAGGGGAAGAAAGCAAAGAATTATAAAACAACCCATCCTTCTTTGCATATTAGAATGCCTAATGGCGGATATAATGTTATTGATATAAAATTTAATAAGGGTCGCAACCAACTAATCACAGAACTGATAGGAGAGATAAAGTGAGGAATTTGTTCCCGATAATCTTAATCGTGCTTGATTTATGTGCTTCGTTAGTCTACGGATTTTATGGTGATTGGCGTAGGTGTATCTATTGGATTGCGGCTGGAATTTTGACCGTAACGGTAACGATATGAGTATAGAATTGATTTTGGGCGATTGTTTAGTTGAGATGAAGAAGATACCCGATAAATCTATTGATTTAGTGCTGACTGACCCGCCGTATGGGATAGGCAAGGCAGAATGGGATTATATAGACTTTTTCCCATTTATGGAGAACTTGTACATTGAGTTTATGAGAGTACTTAAAGATAATTGTATGGGATTTATTTGGTTTCCGAAAAAGAAGATTTATGAACTTTCTAAATTAACATTTTCGTTTGATACTTTTATTTGTACAAAGAACTTTTCTCAAAGTCGTTCTACTGACATTTTGATTGATTGCTGGGTTCCTATTTTAATGATTGCAAAGGGTAGAGCAAAACCACAAAAGGTTAAGGGATTGGGTAAGAATTGGTTTATGATAAATACTGCTGATACCAGCAAGAATAGTCCTCGACCTCGTAATATTGGACATCCTACTCCCAAAGACCCTGACTTGTGCAAGTATATTGTCAAGTGTGCAAGTAAAATAGAAGAAACTGTTTTAGACCCATTTATGGGAAGTGGCACTACTGGAATAGCGTGTAAAGAACTTGGCAGAAACTTTATCGGCATAGAAATATCTCCAGAATACTTCAAAATCGCCGAAAGAAGAATAAATAATACAACAGAGAATTTACTTTAATCACAGAACTAATAGGAGAGTTGAGATGAAGTATAGAATTTACAGAGTTTGTGGAGAGGTTGAATATAAAGATGTAGAAGCGGAAAATATGTCAGAAGCATATAAACATCATACTGACCCAGATACAGGTTTTAAGATAACCGATAGTGGTTATATTTTATTTGCCTGTATAGATGATGATTTTAGTAAAGAGAAAACATTAACTGATTTACGAAAAGAAAAGGAGTGTCATATATGAGCTTAAAAATAGAAATGGATAGTTGGGATTACGAAGAAGCGATTAGAAAAGTCAATGAACTTTTGGACAAGGAAACTGATATTAAAAATGTTTCAGGTATAGAAATAGTAGATTTAATTTGGGATACAATTAACTAATATTAACCACTTTAATCACAGAACTGATAGGAGAGGTGAGATGAGAACTGAAACTTATTATAGTGAATGTTGCCACGCTACAATGCCTGATTATCCTGATTATGATTTTTGCCCTAAGTGTGGAGAACACGCTTGCGGATATACTCAAGAAGATATTGACAGAGAAGAAGGTCAAAATGGGAGGTTATTAAAATGATTAAGATAATAAAAATTCAAACAACAGAGAATAAATTGGTTATAGAAATTGAGGCAGATAAAAACATAGAGTATATCCAAAAAGGAATACTCAATGTTTTAGAAACTTGGTCTAAATGAGTTGTGATAAGTGCAATGATACGGGTTGGGTATGTGAAAATCATTCGGGTATAGAATTTGAAGTTTGTAAATGTGGTGGGGCAGGTAAACCTTGCGAATGTAATAAAGTAAATCCACCTTGGGATTTTAAATCGCCGGAAAGAAAGGACTAACCAATGACCCCAGATGAAGTGGTGAAGAAGTTAGACGATTTTAAGCAAGCCCCAGCTCATTTTGCTCTGTTAGTCGGTAATGAATGGACAGATTGGAAAGCAGAAATTATACCTGCCCTCTCTTCCGCAATTTCCATTATCCAAGACTACCAGAAGTTGAGGGAGAAAATTAATGTAGAGAAGATAGCTATTGCATTATATCAGGCAGATTATGTTCCTTGTAAATGGAAAGACTCGGCTTCTTCAGATGATAAATGGCTTTATAGAAACACAGGTAAAGCAATCGTAACTTATTTACAGCAACCAACTGAACACATAGGGAGGTGAGAGTAATGGATAGTAAAGCGAAGAAGAAAAGTTTAACGGGGTGGACATATTGTGCTTGGGAAAAAGAATTTGGATACTTAGGGGAAGCAACTTTTGTAAATCGCCTAAAAATAATATCTATTCCCGAAATTTATCGTGTTCGTGGGTTTATAAAAAACTGGACTCCTGAAAGTGGTAAACCAAGAAAAGTCCGTATCACCATAGAGGAATTGCAACCAACTGAACACTAATATGAGAATAACAGATGTGTTAATGGAATGCCAAAATCCTAAATGTAGATTGGTTTGTAAGGTAGGTGATTGTGAACCAGATATTGACGGTGATGGTGGATTAGGTTGTCCGAGATGCTGGGTAGTATTAAGAAAAAAGACGGTGATGAAAGAGTATTTAACTGAACACTAATTTTAGGGGGGGGAGCAGTGAAAACTTATCATAGTATTTGTATTAAAGATTATACCATTGAAGATAGTGAGGGTAATAAATTAGAATTAAAAAGGGGAAAGGAATATGCGATTTCACCAAAAGAAAATGGTAAGTGTGTAGTCTTTTCTAACTTTTGGGTAAGAGTGCCTGCTAATTTATTTGAAGGCGATATAATATTTACTAAATAATCAAGGAGGTCATAAATGAATAAGATAGAAAAAGCATTAGAATTATTAGCAAGAAAAATAGACGAGATAAAGAAAACAACTAATTTTCCAGAAAATACTTTAGATGAAATTAGAGAGGTCATAAATGAATAACCTACGGTGCAAGGAGGAATGAGATGAAGAATATTATATTAAAAGGCAAATTAACCAATAATCCTTATGATGACCAAGGCGAGATAAGGCTTACCATTGCTTCCTTGGCTTGCCAACTTACCTACGACCAAGTAACGGATTTGATAAAGGAGTGCAAACAGGACAAGGAGATGACCCAAAGAAAGGAAATCGCAAAATTATTATTCAAAAGAAAAGATATGATACCGAATAATTCTATGTGGTTAGCTGCGGAAATCCAAGACCTATTTATACCCAAACCCACGCAGGGTAATGGTTACGATGAAAATGGTAATCCTATTCAATATGGTATAAGTGGTGGCAGTAAATCGCAGGAGTGTGAGTGTCCTAACCCAAAAATGAAAGCAACGATAGGTAACGAATGTTTAACTTGCGGTAAGCCCATCCCAGAGCCAAAGAAGCCCAAGATGTTCCCCATATCGGCATGTTGCAATTCTTCTGTAAAATCCCACATTATTTATACTTGTGAAGTATGCAATCGGCAATGCGACTTATCAGCAGATTATCAACCCAAATCGCAGGAGTGCGGGTGTGAAGAACCAAAGGCTCAATATTATTATGATGGTGAAAAGGTTGTTGGATGTGTTTGTGTTAAGTGCAGTAAGCCAATCAATATTGCACAAAGGATATTCTGACGACGGCAGTAGATTATTGCAAATAGTTTATAAGTTGAATGAATTAATCAGAGTTGTAAGTAACCTAACCCAAAATCAAGCGAGGTAGGGGGATGAAGATTTTAGTAGCAATCGGTGTAATCTTTCTGCTTCTATTTATTATGTGGCTATTTAGCAGGGATGAAGACAAAGACGACTACAAAGGAGAGTGGAATGAATGAGAAAAAATGGATTGTAGCACTTTGGTGTTTTGTTGGAATATGTTTCTTTATGGAAGTGTTAATTTTAGACAGTGATAGGCAAAGAGCCAATGACCGTTTGGATATAATTTCAGCACAAATAGAAGGGATGCTAAAAAGATGACTTTGCCCTGGTGGAAACCGTTGGACAGATTAGATACTTGGTATGCGGGTCTTGAACCAAAAGCCGAAGCATTCTTTGGTAAACTAATAGCTTCAATTCAATGGTCCTGGAATCAGATGACGTTGCTTTCGGTGCTCATTATCATTATGATCATAGTGGTAGCCGGCCTAGCTTGGCTGCAATTCGCGGACAGGAAAAAGTTGGCTCACCGGGCGTACTGGCGCGGGGTTAAATATGGGCAAAAAAAGAAATGAAATGCCCACATTGCCACAAAGAAATCACCAACGAAGAGATCCTGGCCACGCTACCGGAGAAGGAGAAGTTTAGGTTGGCTAGTAAACTATTAATCAAACCAACAAAGCAGCCACATGAGTGAAGATAAACAGATAATAATAATAAATGAATTGAAGCGGCGAGCTGAAGAAATGCGCTTTGGCACAATCACAGTAGAATTCAAAGTTTCAGATGGGAAGATCATGACCGGAGATATCATACAGAAACGAGAAAAATTAGGATAGATTAGCTGACACGTTTAGTCGTGAGGCCACCGTATTAAGTTGCGTCTCTGAGCAAGAGCGCACGCGGTGGCTCTTTTATTTATGCACAACATGGACTTTTGGAACTTATACTTCCGGCTCTTGCACTATCATCTCACATCCCGAGAGATGAATTATCTACTATGGAAATTCTACAACAAAAAAAACTGGCGCCAAATCTCCCAGTTGGACGGCCGCCGCATCTCTTACGCTGCCGTAAGTTTAGTAATAACCAACGCATATAAAAAAATAAGACTCAACATTCCCAAATCATAGTGTATGCTTTAACTAGAAATAGTAACTAAGGAGATCTCTGGATGTCCCAAACTTTCCATAATTGTAATGCAATAAATTGTATCCGTAATCTTCCAGTAAAAACCCAGGCGCCCATTGGCGCCTTTTCAATAGAGAGAACTTGCAGCTACTCCCGGGACAACTCTTGCCGGGTACGCTTCGACATGAGCAATAATTTCACCCCCCTGAGCGTCAGGGAGGCGGCTCCGAGCAAGAAAACAGAAGAAATGTGTACATGTGTCAAAAATACGTCAAATATGTCGCCCTTGGGGGGCAACGACTTACAACAAAAATAGAGCGTTTTGACGTATTTACACGTTTTTATCCTTCTTATAGTAAAAAGAAGAATATAAGTAATATATAGTGTAGGAGAAGAGTCTTTGAAAATATGTGTCAAATGCGTAACTCGTTGCGGCACAACAAAAGTCTGAAAATATGTGTCAAATATGCGTCAAGTATTAACAGGTTATTAACAGGGTAATGGGAAATTGAGCGATATAAGGCAATTAATTAATAAAGATAATAAAACACGCCAAGGGCCCACTTGTTGTAAAGACAAAGCAATGATTTTGGGTGCTTTATTAATAAGGAAATAAGATAATGCCATTTAAGCCGGGACAAGAGGCTGGCCCAGGAAGGCCAAAAGGTAGTAAGAACACGCTCCCAATTATTCGAGATAAGCTCTTTCGGATACTGCTGCGCCGAATTACGAGCGATAAAGACTTGGAAGGTGTTGATACTGCTACACTTATAAAGTTTGCAAGTGCATGTTTGCCCAAAGATTTAAGCTTGGCTGTGAGTAATGACAGAGTGATCGAATACCACAGCAATGTGCCGCGCCCTGACATGCAAAATAGTGAGTTACAACAAAAGTCTGAGAATGTAATTGATGTAAGTGTACCTCAATTAACACAAGTAGTTGATATACAACAGGATAGCAATACATAACAAGTTTACATTTGGTATATTATAGGAAGTAGGAGCACAATATGGACATAGATAGTATACTAAGGGCTATTGATAGTATTGACCATGACCGGGAGCAAATCGCACAGCGCAGGCAAAATTTAATCACGCCGGCGAATGGGTCCCATACGGATATAGAAGGTAGTACCGGTGAAAGCAAATTTTTAATTTTACCAAACGAAGATGTTATCCAGGTGAATTTGGTCTAAATGTTTCAGGATTTTTTTTAGTTTTCAAAATTATCAAGGAGGATAGATGGACAATATTAACAATAGTGGTAATTGCGGCAATCTAAATATGCAACCTAATATGTCAAATCATTGTTGTTGTCCCTGTTGTAATTGTCCGTGGAGAAATCAGTATCCTCCGTATCAACCTTATTATCCAACGGTTCCGTATTATCCGAATTATCCGGTATGGTATCAAACAGGAGGCGGGGGAACAATTACAAATCCAACTGTGAAAGGAAATACTACTGGGGCAACGCCTACGTAATTATGGAATACAAAAGTACCTATAATCCGACTCCCACACAAGCCATAGCGCATAGGGCTAATTCGCGCTACAAGCTCTTTGGTGGGGCGATGGGAGGGGGGAAGACCAGATGGCTGTGCGAGGAGGCAAAAGAGTTGAGCCTGATGTATCCTGGCAATCGTGGGGTCATGTGTAGGTACCATCTGTCTGATTTCAAGAACTCTACGTTGAAGTGTATTGAGGAATGTTTTCCGGCGGAAATAATTGCCTCGCATAATTTGGCTGAACATACAATCCGACTTATAAACGGGTCTGAGATTATTTATATGGGGATGAGCGAGGCCGAGAATGTGAGCAAGTTGAAGTCGATGGAACTTGGTTGGTTTGCCCTAGATGAAGCGTCGGAAATTCCCAAGGAGAACTTCCTTTTATTCCAATCGAGGTTACGCAAGAAAATGAACGATGGGAGTTTCCCGCCCTTCTTTGGTTTATTGGCGAGCAACCCGGATGATTGTTGGCTGAAGGATATGTTTGTGTTTAATGACAACCCGGATTACAAATTTATCCCGAGTTTGCCCAAGGATAATCCATATTTACCAACTGATTATGAGGCGAAACTCCGGGAGAGTTTTCCCGAAGATTGGGTGAAGATTTTTCTGGAGGGGTCGTGGGATGAGTTGGCGAATGGGAAGGCGGTTATTCCGAACGATTGGATCCGCAGGGCGGTTAATTGTGAAATAGAAATTGAGGAGAAAAGGATTGTGTCCTCTGATATTGCGCGGTTCGGGGATGATGAAATTGTGATTGATTATTTATTGGGCAACCGGTTGGTCGAGCAGGATGTCAGTAATAAACAATCCTTGATGGAAACTGTTGGTCGCATTATTAACAAGAGAAAAGTTTATAACGCTAAGATGCTTGTGGTAGATGATGCGGCGCTGGGTGGCGGAGTTACTGACCGGCTTAGGGAAATGGACGAGAAAGTGTTGGCGATTAATGGCGGGGAGCGGGCCAATGATTTTGAAAAGTTTGTAAATTTGAAGAGTGAGATTTGGTGGTATGCCCGGGAGCAATTTGAGAAGGGGAGGGTTTCCATTATTAACGATCCTTTATTAATCCGGCAGTTGGGCGTTGTGCAACATTCATATAGATCGAATGGGAAGATTGTTGTGGAGCCGAAGGATGAAGTGAAGACAAGATTGGGACGCTCTCCTGACCGCGCGGATGCTTTTATCTTAGGGCTGTGGGGGGCGAAGAACATGAGGGATTCGGCCAAGGATTTCGGCAGGGCGAAGAATGCGTTTCTTAATAATCAGTCACAGACTAACGCATACGGTTGGTCGTACCATGAAGGAGTGAAAGAGGAAATATTATGGCATTAGATGAAGCTAAAGACAAATCAATAGAACCTAAATTTTCGCAGAAGTATTTGGATTATCTTAGGGACATTCGGAGTAAGGTTAGGATTGATGCTAATGACAGAATGACTTGGCGCCAGAAAATGGTTATCGCTGTTAATCAGCGTCTTGGGGTGAAACGTTATACAAGTTTCCCTTACCCCGGTGCACCCGACATTCCTCTTCCTGAAACAGATAAACTTATTAAAAAGTCTATTCCTAATTTAGTTTTATCTGCGTGGTCTCCTAAGAAAATGTGCAGGGTGAGGGTTGCCCAGGGCGTGCAGGAAACCCCGGAACTTACACAGAAGGCTAAGAATGCAGAGTTGGCTATGAACATGTTTCTGCGTTCGACTGATATGGATTTGTTTCATAAATTATTACTGGCCGCGGATAATCGCAAGCAATATGGTCATTGTATATTTAAGGTTTCTGAAAAGTTTATTTGCCGTAGGAATTCTAAATCTATTGATCTTGCCGAGATGGATGAGACAGAGTTGCAAATGTTTAAGGCCCTGCCGAGGGCGAAGAAGGAATTATATTTCTCCGATAAGTATGGTTTAGATCCTGAGGATAAGGAAGACCAGAAGATTATTGCTGATGCACTGAAGCAGTTTAACTCCGGGAAAGGTGTGATTGAGTTTGAACTTGTAGATTATAAATCCATCCCGATGGTTGATGTGGTTGATCCGATTAATATTACCGTTCCTTCTTATACCAGGGATATTGATGAAGCGGTTAGGATTCGGGAAGAATTTTTCCTTCCCCAACATATTGTTGAACAGTTAATAGCTGACGAGATATTTCTAAAGAAAGATTTGAAACTTATCCCCTTCTGGACTTCAGGGGATCAGGAGCAGGTAGAATCTACAAAGGCCCGCAATGAAGGTCTCCAAGATAATACTTCCCGTACTGATCTCTATAGGATGGAAATGATTTCGTGTTGGTATCGTGATAGTGATACCGAACCTTTTTATAGAAAAATATTTACCTTCTTCGCTGATGCTATGGATCCGGAATTGGCATTGGCGCAGGATATAGATTTTCCGTTTAACTTCGGAGGATCAATTTATGTTAAGGATGACAATGAAACAAAAGATTCTCGCTATCTCGCTTCTCGTGGCACTCCTGAACAAATTAGAGCAATGCAGGAGATTATGGAGCGCTGTATCAACAATAAGATTATTCGAGACGAAATGTCGAATACCCCGATGTGGGAAGTCTTAGACACTTCGGAGATCATGGATGCGCATGTGCGCATGATACCGGGAGCTAAACTTCCTGTTAGACAACTTGGTGCGGAAATTAAACAACTTAGTGACTATCCTAAACCTGATCCAAACTCCACCGAGATAATGACAATACTAAAGGCATACACGGAAGAATATCTTTCTGTGAATGATCAGTTATTCCGGAACGCCACCAATGTTGGTGGGGGAAAGACGCTTGGAGAAATAGATAAAGGTATTCAGAACAATGCTGGAACCCTAAACCTTGAGGTTATATCTTGGAATGAATCTTTGTCTAAGGTTTATAACAAGGTTTTCCTAATTCTTGCAGATCGTATGGGTGAATCAATTTATATTGATGGAGTTGAAATCACTAAAGACGATTTTGATTTTCCTGCCGAAGTAAAATCCAATGGTGATTTGGAAGTAGCGAATGAGCAATTGGCTACACAGAAGGCCGCGTTGCGCCTTCAGGTTATTATGAACCCGGCTTTACAGGACATCGTTAATTCGGAGGACAGGTACAATGCGCTTAAAGATTGGCTTGAAAAAGATGGTGTCAAAGACCCTGATCTCTTTTGTACTGACCCTAAAATTATCGCGCAAGAAAAGATCGGGCAGATGCAGCAACAGCTTCAGCAGATGCAACAGCAAGGTCAACAAATGGCTGCTGAAGGATTGAAGGGGCAGAAAGAGTTACAGGCGCAGAAGGACAAGAAAAAGAATTTAGTCGCGGAAGCACAACAGGTAAAAGAGAATTCGGACAATATGGAAGCCAACACAGCGATGCAAGTTGGCAAGGAGGCTCTAAGTGGGATATTCGGAGGCGGAGCACAATAGTCTTATAAACGAATCGGAAAAGAAACTTAACAAGTCTCTCTCTATCTGCCGTGCGGTGAAAGAGACGCTTGATAGTGATGGTTGGAAGAATACGATATCCCCGCTTTTGGATCGTATGATAATCGACACTGTAGGAGGCAAGGTAGGTGATGTTTGGGTTTCGGGTAAATTAGATCGTGCTAAAAAGGAGGAACGCAGGGAGTTTTATGTTGGATATAAACAAGCGTTGATGGATCTGCACGGTAGGATTTTATTCCATTTACAGCAACTTCCGATGATTGAGGATAATCTTAAAGTATTACAAACAGATAAAGAGGAAAGATATAGAATTCCATTGGTTAATGATGAAAGAGGTTATAAATGAGTCCGCTCAAAAAAGGCAAGAAGAATATTGGTAAGAATATAAAAACAGAAATGGCTCATGGTAAACCCCAGAAACAGGCCATAGCTATTGCATTAAACTTTCAGAGGAAGAAATAATGGACGAACGACCGGGAATGGATTATAGGGAGGCGAGTAAACGGGTTAAAAGAATTATGTCCGCTCCCGGTCACCCCCAAGCTAAAAGTAATTTGATAAATTCTATTATAAATCAGGCCACGGTCCGGGAAGGCGAGAGAGCAAATATGAGCCTACATAAATTGGCAACCGAATCTTTGACCTTTCCCGGGCGTGGCAATAAACAGTGTGGTTATGGCGATGGATATAGACTTGGCGCAGGTAGATGGCGTTATCAAGAAGGGAAATGGGTACAGGTTCAGTAAAGAGTTTATAGATTCGCTGGATAGCAAGTTTTTGCTCTTTGATTTAGGCATAGTAAGATTCGATAAGAGTGAGTTTAATTCTTATTACATAATGTGCCTTAATGAAAAAGCACAGTGGGGTCTTGCTAAGTTTAATAAAGATTTATCTTTCAACTCCGTTTATATCGAAGAGGAAGAGGGGATAGAGAATAGATACGATAGTGCAGATAAAATAGTCTGCAAGTATCTTCGGAAAGAAAATGTTTACACCAAATCAACCGATGGTTCAAAGTATGTTACGGGCGGTAAAGAAGGTTTCAATAGTGGCGACAAGCAGTATTATTACATAAGATAAGGTTTCTGCGTTTACCTTAGAAAACGCTGTCAAGTTTCTGCGTATCTAATAAACGCTGGAGGAGGTTCAAATGGCTGATGAAGTCAAAGTAGCACCGGTTACTGAGGCACCCGTAGAGGATGCGTTGCCAGAGGGTGATGCTCCTTTCAAATCCACTGTTGAGGCTACTGTAGAGCCGAGCGAAGAAGCTGAATCTACTGAAAAAGTCTCCGATGAAGCAGAGGAAATCGCTGCGGCGATAACTCCAGGAGAGGAAGAAACTGCGAAAGAGGAATTGTCAGAGGTTGACAAGATCCTGAAAGAAGCCGAAAGCGAAGAGACGCCTAATGTTCAGAGGCGCATTGACAAACTGACTGCCGAAAAGAAAGCGCTTGAAGAGAGGCTCGCTAAAGTCGAGGCTCAACAAGCGACTAAAGACGGCAAGTTGCCTAAGTACACGGACGATCAGTTAAAGGTTGCCCTCAAGAAAGGTATTGAGGAAGGTGACTCTAATCTTGTCTGGGATATTATGGATCATATCCGTAAGCAAACCAAGCAGGATCTGATTGAAATGTACGAGGGTGAGAAGAGGCAATATACCGAACGCCAGCAGAAGATTGATGGCGAATGGAAGGAAACGGTAAATGCGTATGGTAAATATGCCGATACCAAAGTTCCTGAAATATGGTCGAATTCTCACAAAGACTTGGATCTGAAAAACGGTACAAGTATGCTCTACCAGATTGCTATGGCGCTTTACTGGAATAAAGATCCGGAAAAAGCACAGTATTACCAAGGGCAACCTGGTGGTCAGAAGTTGGCAGTCGCTGATGCACTTACTTATCTCTTACGCACTAAAGCCGGTAAAAAGTCCGACACCAAGGTCAAATCGCTTACAAAGCAATTGACTAAGGAACGGATGAAAAAATCACCTGTAAGTGGTGGTCCGAGTGGGGAAGAAAAAGTCTCCCGGGCGCCACAGACAGAAGAAGATCGTTTGGCAGAAGTTATTGCCGAGCGAAAAGCGTATCAAGTAGAAAGAGGAGTTTAACCAATGGGACAGCAAGTATGGGTCACGTCCAATTTGGGTGGCTACCTTTCAAATAACGTATTAAGCAAGCAGATTCGCCATGCGGCGCAACCAATGATGAAGTTTAGACAATTCGTCAACGCGGAAGCAGCGGCTGGCAAGAATCGTGGAGATAAAGTTTTCTTTGACAAGATAAGCAATATTTCCACAGCTGGCGGGACGTTATCTGAAACCAGTACCATTCCGAAGAGGAATTTCACCATTGTTCAATCCACTTTGACTGTAAACGAATACGGTAAACAAAATTGCCGCTATATGTATAACTGATATGAAAGCATGGAATAAAGGGTTAAAGGGTTTTATGAAGGGACGAAAAGTTTCTGTTGAGACAAGGATTAAGCAGTCTGAGGCTCAATTGCTTTCCAAAAATCACAATTGGAAAGGCGGACATTCCATTCGTAAAAACCGTAGAGAAATAGGGGTACTAAAACAGATTTGGCGCGATGCAGTAATTGGAAGAGATAAATCGGTATGCCAGATTTGCAATAAATTTTGTATGTATCCTATTGCTCATCATATTAAACATGCTACGGAATTTCCTGAGTTAATGTATTCCGTGGATAATGGTAAAACCCTTTGTTACGATTGCCATATGATAGTTCATAAGGTTACACATTATAGAAAACGGAGTGAATTCAGTGAAAATCTCAAAGAGATAACACTGAGCCAAGCGTGGCAGGAAACTGTTACGAAGGTGCAACGCATATTGGCCGAGACTAAAGAATTATATTCTATGTCGGTAATGCCAACACGAGCGCCCCGGGCGAGAGCCAACATATATGCTGAACATACTGGCGACAGTATGAATCAGGAGATAACAAACTCCTGAGTTAACATCATTGAATGCTATTCCTTACACGTTAAAAGTGCAGACTTTAGCTGACGTGTCAGTTCCCGACAATATTAAAACAGTGTTGAGAAACGATATGGCCAAGGTTTTGGACAGTGCAGCAGCAGCGGAATTCAAGACATGCGTCTACAAAGCCGCAGTCGTGAATACCGCAACAACGACTTTTAGTTCGTCAGGTACAGCATCGGCGACCGCGTTAGGCAATATGTCTGACAAGAACGTCCGTGATGTAATTGATAGACTGAAGACGTTGAATGTACCGAGATACGATGGTAACAACTACATCTGTATCGCTTCTACGAACTCAATCAGAGGTCTCTATGATTTCTTTGAGGCCAAGATCAGCCAGACTTCCGCCAAACCGTTATACAACGGTGAAATCGGTGAGTATTATGGTTGCCGTTTCATAGAAGAAACAAACCTATTAAAGAACACAATAGGCACCAGTTCACTTTACGGCGAAGCAGTCTTCTTTGGTGGAGATGCCGTCCGCGAAGGCGTCGTAATTCCTGAAGATATCAGAATCGATCTACCGAAAGATTTTGGTCGTGATCAGGCAATTGCGTGGTATTACCTTGGTGGATTTAAAATCACTTGGGATTTTACCAATGACTCGGAAACGAGAATTATTCACTTAACTTCAATCGCATAAAGGAGGATAAAATGGCTACTTACAAATCGTATAGCGATCCTTCTTATGGATCGAAGAAAGTTGTCAGAACCGCCGAATCAGCATCACAGGCCGGAACTGGCGCAGTCACGGTCATCGAGAGACATACTTTTATGTTTCCCGCCACGATCACTGACTGGAATGTGATTGTAAAAACAGGTGGAACAGCAGGTGATTGTCCCGTGACGATTGGTAAATCAACCGCCGGTACAGGAACTGTAGCAGAATTAGGAACCATAACCTTAGCGACAAACGCTAATCTATCCGTAGTCGATGGGTCTCTTACTGAGACATCATTTGACGCCGGTGACGATTTAGTGTTTTCCAGAGGCGTGGCAACTACTGCTGGTCCGTTTGTTTGTTCAGCAGAAGTGTACTTCAAGGAAGCATTCCAAACAGGAGATGCGACCTAAGTAGTTACAGGGTTTCACGCCGGGTTGAACCTTTGATCAGCCCGGCACTTGAAAATTATGACAACAGCGATGATATGCCGGTATGGTGCTTACGGCGATTTATTAGTAGCTTCGCACATACCCCGGTTGATTAAAAAGCACTACGGCATAGACCACGTGACCTTTGAAACGAACTATCAAGGCACGCAGATATTAAATAACAATCCGTTCATTGACAAATTAGTTACGGTTGGCAACGAAAGGATATTAACCTGGAGTTTTGGGGTAATATACAAGCGTTGGGAGTTTTTCGAGGAAAATTACGAATACTTCTTCAATCTTTACCACACTATGGAATATGGTTGTATAGCGATGGAAGATGAGCAATCGTACTACAGGGACAATGAATACCGGAGAAATAAATACGGACAAGAGTACTTTGGCGACCATATCACTAAAGTCTGCGGACTTCCTGACGAATACTTGGGTACTACAGGCGAGATGTTTTATCCAGAGGATGAACATGAGAAGGCGCGTACGTGGATGAGGGAAGTCAAAAAGAACAGGGGCGTCAAGTATCTTATCCTTATGAACCTCTCCGGTAGTTCGCTACACAAGAAGTTTATTCAGGTGGAAAGTGTAGGCCGCAAGATATTGGCTAAATATCCTGAAGTCGGGTTATTACTTACTGGCGATAGCTGTACACAGAAACAGGTGTTTGAAGATCCAAGAATAAAATCGTTAGTAGGCAAGTGGAATTTCAGAACGGTGGCGTTGATGTCCAGGTATGTCGATATGTATATCGGCACCAACACCGGACTTTCTCATGTGGCGAATATGTGGAATACACCTACTGTGCAATTATATACAGCAGATTCAGCGATTACAGCTTCCAAGTATGCTAAGAATAATTACGGAGTTCAATCGCCACTTTATTGTTCACCGTGTTACAAGGGACCGTATAGATATTTAGGTTGTCCAATTAAAGACAAACATCCAGCTTGCATCTTCTTTAATGAAGATCAAGTTATGGAAAAGATTGAGGAGTGTTATCGTGGCTGTTTACCAAGAGCTTCCTGAGCATCCTGAGTTGTTTATGCAATCCTGTCCATACTGTGGACAGAGACAACCTATTTACATCCGAGGTATATATATGGGGGTAGATGCAAAGGGTATGTTAGACCAGCAGGTTCATCCAGATATGGGGTATTCGTTCTGCAACTGCAAGAACATTTGGTATACGAACTGGAGTAATATCTGGCAGGCTACTTATAATGCAGAATATGCTGAGAAACATAAAGTATTTGCTACTGCGGGTGTATGGAAAGAATACCTGAGCAGTTTAGGTTTTATGTTATTTGGCGACGCAGATGTAACCGGGAAGAAGTTTTTGGATGTAGGTTCAATTGTCCCGGGCTTATTAGATGTGGCTAAAACCTATGGTTTTGAAACCTGCGGTTTAGACATATTCGACCATAAGGACTTCGGACATAGGTTGATTGTCGGGGACTTCGAGAAGATGGAGATAAGTGAAAAGTTTGATATTATCTGGGCAAGCCATATTATGGAACATCTCTATGATCCGTTAGTGGCGCTACAGAAGTGTTTTAATTTACTTAATCCAGATGGTAGAATTTTTATCTCAATGCCGGATGTTTTCTTTATAGATTGGGATTTTGTCTATGGTTGGATGAACTGGCATGTCAGGGAACACCACATCTTCTTTGATATGGATGTCTTTTGTAGAGAAGCCGAGAAGGTAGGGTTTGAAATTCTGATGAAGAGGCGCAATATAGATTTTAAGATACACACAACCGGAGATATGCAGTTGATATTCAGGAAGCCATGAAGGTCTGCGTACAGATAAAATGTTTTAATTTCCATGAGATGACTCGTGAGTGCGTGGCGAGTGTGCGCAAGAACGCCGGGATAGAGCATACTCTCACAGTGATAGATAATGGGTCGGATGTACCTTACGAGGATGAAAATGCAGATCATATTATTCGGCTTGATAAAAACATTGGTTACACTGGCGCCGTCAATGAAGGGATTATCTGGTGTGATAATAAGTATGATTATATTCTGGTGATGGACAACGATATGGTTGCGCATAGACCAGATTTCCTGAAGCACTTGGTAGATGCGATGGAAGCGGATAAAGATTTAGCCATAGTCAGTTCAGTAAGATACACGAAATACAGCGGTAAGGAAGGAATAGAATTGTGTGGAGAAGATGTAATCAGGGGGCATCAATCCCTGACCTTTGATAGTGTAGATGATCTTGCCAAGTTAGGCACAATGGAATGCGTTTGGGTTCCTGGTTGTTCATTATTGCTGAGGTCAACGGTGATCCGCGAGATAGGATTGCTCGATAAGAGAATGGTTACACACTGTTCTGATAATGATATTTGTTTCCGGGCAATCAACGCAGGATATAAAGTGGCGTATATCCCTAAGTCGCAACTTACGCATATTAGGAATGTTACGGTTAATCATAATAAAACTATGCCATACAATGACCAGAGAGTTTTGATAGAGAAGATTAGCGGATTAGCGTATCAGAAAATATTTAATACGCTCCCCCTTGATGCTGAAAGCAATGCGTGGGGGAAAATAAGTTTTGTGGTTTATAAAAAATGAAGAAAGCACTAATAATCCGGTACGGGGCTTATGGAGATATGATTTGCATTACTCCCGCAATTAAAAAATTAAAGGAACTTGGTTACTATGTAATACTTAATACAAATAAACGAGGTAAAGATGTCTTTGAAAATAATCCGAATGTTGATGAACTTGTTGAGCACGATGAAACAATGGCTATTGAAAAGTTACCAAGTCATTGGGAAAAACTTAAAGAAGAAATAAAACCGGAGAGGTTTATCAACTTTTCAGAAAGTTTAGAGTGTAATGTGGCATTGCATCCAATCCAGCCACAGTACAATTATACCAAGAAGGAACGGTTTGATCTTTGTAATAGAAACTATTATGACGCCACGGAAGAATGGGCGAAGCTGGAGGGTTGTCAGAAACTTCCTGAATTATACTTTACTCCTTCCGAAATTCAGGAAGCAAAGAAACATATCGTGGGAGGTCAATTTAATATACTCTGGCAACTCTCTGGCTCGGCCAAACAGAAGGTATATCCGTGGGCTGATTATGTAATGGGGGAGGTATTGAAAAATCATAGAGGCATTCACATTATAACCACAGGAGACGAACGATGCCAGATGTTAGAAAGCGTGCAAGACCCCAATATAACAAACCTAAGCGGAGTGATATCGGTAAGGATAGCAATGGCTCTGACCGGGTTAGTAGATTTAGTGATCTCTCCGGATACCGGCGTGCTGCACGCCTCGGGTTGCTACGAGACGCCGAAAATTGGTATCTTGGGACATACGACAATAGTTAATATTACGAAGTATTTTAAGAATGATTATTCGATTGAAGCAGATTGTAGTTGCAGCCCGTGCTTTCATCTCATATATGATCACGATATTCAATGTCCGATAGAAGTGGTAACGCACGCGGCGTGGTGCATGTCGGAGGGGATTAAACCAGAAAGGTTGTATGAACGAATCAGTAGTGTTATCAACAACGCAAGAATTAAGTTCGCCAGCGACAGTGAAGGAACCGGAAACGGTCAAGATCCTTCCACAACATTGTCCGATATGCGGTGTTGAGACAATCGTAGCAGACTGTATTGAGGAAGCTGAGAATAAGTGCAAGTCGATCTGGTATTATTGTACTTGTGGTGTGATGTTTCAGTCTGAGCCACCGAAGTCGTTGGAGATTTACGATGCTCATTATATCGCCAAGTTGGCAGATGGAAAACAAAATAAGGACAAGTATGAGTATCTCTTGCGTCTTTACGCCCCTTTGATAGAGGAACTTACTTACGGTCGGATGATGCTTGAGGTGGGGTTTTGTGTCCCTTTCATTCTCAAGGCCATGGAAGAACGCGGTTGGCTTACTTGGGCTATAGACATCAACCCTACGCTTACAGGGCAAGGTAATATATACCAAGGAGATTTCTTAGATTATGACTTTTCGTTATCAAACGCATCGATCAAGGAAACAACTGGGGAAGATAAGATAAATCGCAAGTTTGATCTGATTTGGATGGGGCATGTTTTGGAACATATGCCAGATCCTCTTGCGGCGCTTAATAAGGCTTATGATTTGTTGGATCCCAAGGGAGTGTTATTTATCTCTACTCCGGATATTGACTTTATCCACAAGACGACAGTGCAAGGATGGCCGCATTTCAAGGGGAAAGAACATAATATTATGTGGTCGGAGAGGGCATTGTGCCGGGAGTTGGAAAGATTGGGGTTCAATATCATCATGAAACGCAGGAACTTTTCCAGCAGATTTTCAAGTTGGTATGATCTTCATGTTATTTGTGCAAAGAATTACTTTTAGGAGGAATTGGTATGGATGCAAAAGAACATAAGAGGAAAAGTCAGGAATACTTAAAAGCGAAACAAGAATACCGGACTGAGATGATGAACCGAGATAGGGCTGTCCATAGTCCAGACAGCAAAGTGAAATACGACCCCTCACGGGGAGAGATGCGAGAAACTGCTTAATGCGGCGATTGGCAGTGGGAGGATTAAATGGCGACAAGGACGGTTACAATCGACAGTGGCGAATGGGATTATCCCGATGTGACGGGTATCACCCATAGGGTTACGGCGAACGAAACATTCACATTTGAACTGACTGATGTCTCTACAACTGGTGCAACATATCGGTTAGATGGCGGTTCGGTAAAATGTGATGATGGGTGTAGGATTTATTTGAAACGTGGGGAAACAATAAGTTTTAACTTATTTCCTCTCGATGCCCTGAGCCAAGCAGCAGTTGACTATCGTTGTGCGGGAGAGTGGATTATGAAAGACCCGTATACTGGGGTTGACCAGAGATGGAAACCGGCAACGATAAATCTTAGTGATGTTGATTCAACTGGAACAATAACGGCCAAATTTGAAGACCAGTATGGCAATACGTTTACCTGGACAGCGGTAACAATAGGTTAAGGAGGAATGATGGGGAATGCTCCGAGGTTAATGGTATATGCTTCGGTGATCCTGTTGACCTTACCGTTCTGGTTGGTAGTTTTGGCAGTTGCAACCGGTATCTGGGTTAAGGAAATTTGTATATTCGTTCCCTTAGCTATTTACTTATATACAAAGTTAAGGAAGAGATGGCTTGTACTTACTTTCATAGTGGGAGTAATAGTTTTCTTCCGGGAGATCTGGCAGGCTATCTCTATCCGGCTGAATGCGTGGAAGAGTGCTTTGGCTTTTATGTCAGCACAACCTATTGCAGGACTCGGGTGGGGCGGGTATATGCGTGCGCACCCGGATATAGCCATCTACCGTGATACGGCTACGATGAGCAGTTTGGTGGAATATGTCGCAGGAGTAGGGGTGCTTGGTTTAATATGGCTATTTTGCGCAGGGAAGGCCTTTGTAGGGCGTTTTAAGCCGCGGAAGGAAGATCTGGTCATGCTATCTATCCTTTTGCTCTGTGTAATCGAGTATCCGTTTGATATACCATGGTTATGGTTTACATTGGCTACATTGATTTCGTTTTACTTAATAAAGAGGGAATATGGCCGATCCTATTAGAATTGTAGGGCATATTAACAAGGATGGTTCTACTAATGAAGGTTTACAAGCACAGGTAGAAACTGATGGTGCGTTGCGAACTGATTTATTAGCACGATATAAATGTGCGGATTTAGATTCAGGTACCACATCTTATTACGGTTTCGTTGATACTGACGGTAATTGGTATATTCTACGGATGACTGCAACTGCAATAAGATATTGTAAGGGAACATCTGGCTACACCGTAGCTTGGGGTTTACGTGCGGATGTAGGAACTACTTATGAATATTACTACACGGTATTTTAATGGCAATTCAATGGGTATTCAATCCCTTTACAGGTAAATTAGACGCCACTTCAGTAGAAGACCTTTCTGCCTACGCACTTACTGCGGATGTATGGCTTAACTCCACCGCCCAAACAGGTCT